AGGTCATACCGCGAAATTATGGAAATATTCTCGGTACGTTCCCTTCCTATGTCCCTGATTCTATTGGTAATTTCATTCACATCAGGAACAGCAAACTCTACACTGCTCTTCTGTGCCTTTTCGTAGGTTTGTTGCAATGTTTGTTGCAATTTTTCGGCTGCTTCCAATTGCTCTTTAAGGTCATTCGCAATTTTAACCTGTGCCTGCTTATACTTTTCTGCGTCTTTCTTTGTGAAGGGTCTGCCGCATTCGTTGCAATTCGTTCCAATCACATGCTCATGGTTCTCGATATTACCAAGGGCCTCATCCTGTTCGGCTTTCAAAAGCCCCACAACCTTACTCTGTGTTTCTACCTCCCTAGCTGCCATACTAGCCGTCAGCTTAAGTGCAGAGGCTTCATCAAGAATCTTGCGGTAGGCAAGCAAGGTTTCATTCAAGGTTTTCGCCTCTTCGCTTAAGAGGGTATTTTTCTTTTCTGCTTCCTTTGCAGTCACTTCCAGCTTATCAAGCTCTACGAAGTCGTCCGACAACTCTGACCGCATCTTTTCGACATCGGCCAGCATCGTCATCTTGTGATTTACGAAAGCCTTTTTAAGCTCTTCGCAATTCTCAGAACTCTTCCTTTCAACTGCCTTGCGAATGTCTAGGGCAGACTCAATTCGATCCTTCTCCCTGTTAATCGCTAGAGCCTTTTCCCTGGCAAGAACATAGGCTTTTTCAATACGAGAGATGCCCGCAGCCTCTTCGATCAGGGATTTCAGCACCCTATCGGTCATTGCAGGAAGATCAACCGTGTTTTCTTGACCGGCATAAATTGCCGCCATGAACACTTCGGGGCTACACCCAATAATATCCTCGATAACCTTTTGGGTTTCCTTTTCAGTGCCCTTGGTCAAACTGGTCATGCCGCCCTTCTTTATGTCGAAAAGGGTGACACTCAAGGCATTCTTTTCTGTTCTGTGCTTACGAAATCGCTTAATAACGAACTTCGCATCTTCCGCAGAAGATGTGATATGGACCTCAACCAGACAGTCTTTACCAGCGATCTTATTCACCACGTCATCGCCCACAATCCCGCGTGCCGTTTTCCCGGTGAGTGCCCAACATAGGGCATCGGGAATGGCACTCTTGCCCGCCCCATTAGACTTAGCCGAGGGGTCGTCTCGGTTCTCCCCCTGAATCAAGACAAGACCCTTTCCCTCAAGAGAAAGGTTCGCCTCTTGAATAGAGAGGAAGTTCTTGATGAATAACTGTTCAAACAGCATAGGAGTCTTCCTGCGAAGCTGCGTCGTGGTCCCAATAGCCTAGCTTTCGCCCATAATCCCTGACCGCATCATAGGCATTGTCGAAAGCATAAAACAGTATAAGTAGTTTTTCTCTGGATAGACCACTGTAAATTGGGTCCATACCATAGCGGCGCTTGAATTCAATTTCAAACAGAGCCTTGAATGCCCAAAACTTAACAGGATAGTCTTCGATGGTCATTTTTCATTTACCTCCGCGAGTACAGTCAGTGCTTCTTTAATCAGCTTTGCCTTATCTGCGAAGTCTTCGCTTTCGATAAACTTGGCAACAGAAGTTTCTAGCCCTGTTAGCAGGGTGCTTCCAATCTCTACCTTACGCCTTTCAACGGGCTTAGGAACCGAAACCACAGAAACCCCGGCAGCACCTAGCTTAAGGAGACTGTTTCTCAACTTGTCTATTTCCTTGATATCGGAAGACTCTGTTTTGCAGCGAATGTAGTTACCGTCTGCCATCAGTTCGATTTCAGACCAAGGCGTATCCTGACTGATATCTATGAACTCGGGCAAGAGACTCTTTCTCCATACGAAGTATTCCTGATGAACAATCAGAAAACCTGCCTTCGTCCCGACATCTGACCACGTATGGTGCGCTAGAGCGCCGATAGACACCACCTTGTTTTCGAATGAGGCATGATTATGGTAGTGCCCTGCAAAAACCCTTTTGAATCCCAAGTCCTTTAACCAGTTAGGGTTCAATCCATGACTAGGCAGACCTGTAATCACACCATCTACCGGGGCATGTATCATGCAGTCAAAATGATGCAGCCGCCCCTTTAATGACCCCTCAGAAAGTCCCGCCAGCATCTTCTTAAGCTCGGTAACACTCTCGACCCAAGGAATCATAATCACCTTTTCACTTGGGGTAAAAACGGTAGGATCATGACACACTTCTACCCCGACCTCTTTCAGTGCGGCAACAGAACTGCTCAGTTCAAACGAATCCTTGCCTTCTAGGTCGTGATTGCCCGGCATGACACAAACCCTAACCTTGTTGCTCACAATGCCTTTGAAGCAGGCTAGGGTCAGGTTCAGCACTTGAGGCGTCAAAACACCACGGGTATGAAAGACATCCCCTGCAATGTATATCGTATCGCCACCAGCGGCTCTGACTTCCTTAGCACACCGTTCAATTTCACCTAACAGGTTGTATAGCCTGTTATTGACCCCATCCTTCGTTGGTTTTGCAAAAGCGTTCCAATTATGAAGGTGAATGTCTGCCATCAAACCGTAAGGGTACATTTTTGCCTCATGCGTAGAAAATGTGATTACCGATCCTTGCAGACACAGTATATGCCCTAGCCCAAGTAGGCTTTACATAAACAGCGTGGTAAGAGTGCGCCCCTCTGCTGAAATCAGGCAAGCCCCTGACAGACATTACGGTAGCTGCCACCTTTACGGCTGTTGCCCAACTATCAGGTTCTTTGTACGCTCCCCACGCCCTGTAGCCTGTCTTTGGTAGGGAGTTTGTCCAAGAGAACTGAAAAGGCTTTGAAACCTCTTTGCAGACGTTTTTAGGGTTGTTTTCGGCCCTTCTCATGACTACTTGGGCGACAGCCATCTGTCCCATTACATGCTCTGATCGAGCCTCGTAATAGACTGTCAATGCAAGGCAGAGAAGGGCGCTACTCGCTACCATGTTCCCGCAAGCGGGTTTTGTGCTATCCGCTTAAGTTCTTGTTCGGCTCGCATCTTTTCTTCCTCTTTCTTTTTGATAAGCTCTTGCCAATGGGCGGTCGAACTGACCTCATCGACTAGAACTGTTCCTGTTGTCTCTGTCGGCGCTACTTTTGCCAGCTTCGCTGTCATCGTGCGAATGAGCGAATCTGTCTTTGTAGGGGAAATTTTACGGAACTCTTCTACCGTCAGAGCGTGAAGTCCAAAACTAGGGATTTCCTTCAGTGCCCAATCTAGGTAATGCCAGTTCTCCCTGAAAACCTCCCCGATTGTTCTGCCTTTATACTTACCAAAGTGCAAAACTTCGTCGATTTTCCATTCACGGTATGGTCGATGATCTACAGAAGCCATTGGTTCCCCCTAAAGCAAAAAACTGCGACACCACTATAATGTCGCAGTTTTTCTGGAACTGACAGAATCAACTAACCGGAAACGCTTCTTTCAGTTCTTTGATTCCACCTGTACTGGCGATCATTTCAATAAATGCACGCTTGAAGTAACTCTTGCCGTCTTTCCACACCAGACGTGGCTTAAAGGAGAGCTTCTTCTGCGTCACCAGCATTTCAATATAGCTGGCAACAAAGTCGAAGTAGGCAACCCCCTCTTCGTTGAACCGCATCATCAGATCGACTTCCTGAAATGGACGAGTCAGCTTGTTTTTCTTGGTCTTGATCGTAATCAACTGACCGATCATTTCCTTCGTACCGTCTGTTTCTTCCATCACACGCTTGAAACTCAGCGACAGACGAACCGACGCATAGAACTCCATTGCTGAACCGCCCGGCGTAGTAGTGGGATCGCCATAGACCACACCCGGCTTTGTTCTGATCTGGTTCAGGTATAGAAAGGTTCCGTTCAACTGCCCTAGTTTCTGATTGACTGCCTTGATCGTACTTGACGCAACCCGAGCCAGTGCGGTCGTATCGTTCATGCTGTACTCATCAATGCCACGCTCAAAAACAGATTTCGGGATCATCGCGGCAATGCTATCGAACACCACGACAATCGGGGCAGTATCCGCGACCTTCCCTGACTTACGAATGACCTCAACTGCCTTCAGGGCTAGGGTATTTGATTCCTCCCAAGTGTTCGGGCGCTTGTAAATCCAGAAAGGAAACTCGTCTGACAGACCGTTCTCTTTTGCCAGATTCACCTGAAACGTACCTTCGTGGTCCATGAACATTGCGACGCCGCCCTTCTTTTGAGCGGCAATCATCATCTGAGTCGCAAGAATAGTTTTACCTGAACTCGATGGACCGAAAATCTCAATGATGCGCCCAAATGGCAGACCCTTGTCTTGATCGCCACTGAGAATCAGGTTAAGAGGCTCATACCCGGTGTTGAACCACTCTTTGACTTCCTGCTTCTCGTCGTTCGTACCGATTGCAGTCTCCAACGCTTTCGTCAGTTCTTCTAATCCACTCATGATTGCTCCTTGTATGCCTTTCTGATTTCAAAAGGCTTAAAAAACATATCTAACCCCTTCGTTATAGAGATAAAGGACATTTCTTCGCACAGTTTGCGAAACTTTTCTTTATCCAGCTTTCCCAATGTCCAATAAATCTTGATGTCTCTCGCCTTCAACAGAGACATTAGCTCCATATTACGGTGAAAGTTTTCTCGCCCTTCACCGTTGTACAGACTCTTATGTGCCTTGTATTTAAGCTGATGTTCCCCACTCTCACAGAGCTTCCAAAACTCTTCGACGCTACCGAATTGGGCTAGAAACTCTGGCGCTCCCTGCTTCCCGATACCACCGACACCCTTGATCTTGTCCGACGTGTCACCTAGCAGCGCCTTCCCCTGTAAGAATTCTTCAGGACTGAAGTAACCCGTTGATTTATGGAAGTTTTCCATTCCAATCATCAGGTCGATTCGGGGATCAAACCACATTACATTCGGCTTAACAAGCTGCAACCAATCTTGGTCGCCTGTCACCAGCAGTATCTTTTTCTTCTTGTCTACGGAAATGTGACGAACGAAATAACCAGCTAGATCATCCGCTTCTGCATCGGGGTCGAACGCTTGTGTAATGCCTAAATGCTTAAGAGCGTACTTAATCAGAGGCACTTGCTTCTTGTATGCCTCTTTTCTTTCTTTCTCTTTAGGCTTAAGGGAATCCCGGTTCGACTTGTATTCGGGGTACATATCGTACCGCCATTGTGCCCGACCATCCCACAGAACAATGAAGCTGGCAGTCTGGTACTTCCCTACCAGATTTCGTAGGGAGCGAACAAAGCCAAAAAGTGCTTGAGTTTGAAAGCCATTAACGGTCAGTTTGGTTCCGTCGTGTTGAGCGTAACCAATACTGTTGGCGTCAATTAAGACGTAATCCATCGCTTACTCCCAAAAAAATGCAGGGTAGGAAAGGGGGATAACCTACCCTGCCGACGACAGATTACTTGATGCTAGACAGCAGTTCCGCTAGCTCGGGATCATCAACCAGTTCAGCGATTGAGGGTTCAGCCTCGACAGTCTTCTCTTCGGGCTTCCACTCTTCGTCATTGACGACCTTTTCAGGCGTCTTCGGTGCAGCAATCGAACGAGGCGTAGCAGCAGGAGGCGGAAGATAACCAGTGATCGCGGCAACTGACGTAAGGGCACGTTGCTTCGCCTGCTCATTCTCTTGAGCGACAAACACATCGAGGTCCATCACCTTCTTCATGACTTCAGGATTCACTGGCTTGCTACCACCAGCAACCTGAACGCCGTAAGAGGTATCCCGACCAGAACCGGACTTCTCGATGATAATGTCCGTACCTTTTTCAAGGTCAATCAGGTTAGGCCACTCTTTGAAGAGGGAGACGATGCCACCCACACCATTGCGACCGTTGAACACAGTCGGAGCAATCTCAAGAACTTGAGGCTCAGTAGGACGGGGACCATCAAGGTGCAGCACGTTCAAAAGAACACGAGGCGTTGCTTGGGCTTCGCTAAGGCGCTTAAGCGTCAGGTCATCGGTTGTGTTCATTGATGCCGCTTCAATCGACTGACAAATCTGACACGGACGACCAAAAGTCTTCGTCGTGCAGATATAGACAGCCTTCACAGCACCAGTAGCGTCTTTGATGAAGTGTTGGCCGAAATCAGCCCAAAAAGCAGCGTCGGCACCTTTGGGAGAAGGGAGAATGCGGTAACGATTACGGCCAGATTCGGGCTTGATGGTACGAGCGCGAGAAGAAGCGGCTTGACGTTCAGCAAGAAGTTTCAGGAGGGCTTCAGACATTTGTGTTTCCTTTCAGTGTGTAGTGTGTGAGTTACAGTGGCTAAGGGCTACCATTTGGTAGCCCCTGCGCTTTGATTATACCCGACTTCTCTCGCCTGATGGGTATTATTTTGCAGTATTACTCTCCTGTAAGCGTTTGATTGATCGAAGAATTTCCTCTTTTGTCGGTGGGGCGCTTTCTGCCATTCGCATAGCGCCCTTACGCTCTTCCCGGCGATCACTCGCAACCTGAATAATCATGTCACGACGTTGGGAGAAGGCTTCGCGTGCATCACTGGCAAGGTCATACACACCACGGGCCTCGATCAGTTGTTGCTGCATGGCCCACCAACGAGGGTCGTTCTTGACCGCAGTGGAAATCTGCTGTTCGGTCGTCTTCGCTGATTCTTCCTTCAGACGAGTACGATGCTCGTTGTCCAGCTTGCTTTCGAGAATCTCAAACAGAGACTTCATTCGCTCATACTGCCGACGTGCTTTTCGAGCCTGCTCTGCGTAAAAGGCGTACAGCGAAGCCTGCTTACACATTGCATCGTCAATATCGTTCGGATTGATCGCGGTATCCTGCGTCAGCTTCTCGACATCAACAAATACTTCCACCATTGACTTCTCGCTCATTTCGTTCTCCTAGACGATCAAACTTTTAACCTTCATGCAGGCAGACAACAGCGATGACACTAGACTGCTATTAAAAAGCACTTGCGCTGGATTGACCCCAAAAACAATTGAGGCATCTAGCTTGGGGTCGAAGATCACCTTCCCTGCTAAATCTGCCATTGTTCCCTTGACTTCGGGAGTGAAGTACCGTGCTGCGGCACTACCCAATACCAGAATTACCGGTGGCTTAAGAATCTCGACTTCCCTTCTCAGGTATTCGGAACACTGAATAACCTGATCGTTAGAAAGGGTTTTGACGCCCCTTCCTTTTGGTGCCCTGACAAGGGCGGTGACATAGGCATTCGTAAGCTCAAGACCAGCATCAGAAAATGCCGCCTTCACGATATCCCCTGTCTCTCCTTCAAGTAACTTGCCTTTCTTCTCTTCGACCCAACTCGGACTATCCAACACAACCATAAACTTAGGTGACTTGCCTACCCTTGGTAGAACATGCCCTGCATCCTTCAGGGAACACTTCTCACATGCCCGCACTTCTTCCAACATACGTAGAAGTCCAGTCTTGACCACTACTAAATCAATCGCACGAGAGGCTTTAACCGTGTCAATGGTATAGCCCGGCATTAGCTCTAGACGGTCACGCAAACGAATCGGGTCGTGTGGCGTTACACCACCATCGACACCAAAGAATGCGCCTACCTTATCCAGCTTAGTTCTGTGAGAAATATTCACCTTCCCGGCTAATCCCTGTTCCTTCAGGGATGCTTCGAAATGCTCCTTCGACTTGAACGCACCCGTTTTTGCTCGACACTGAACTATGTAGTTCGCCACATTGGTCGAAATGCCCTTGATTGCTTGGAACGGGGCAGTCAGGGTCTTATCGTCGGCAATCTCAACCCTATTAGTAGAAATGTTGATATCTGGCGGGGATACCGTAATCCCATTCTGCTTCGCATCCATCACCAGCACACCTAGCTTGTCTGCGTCGTCCTGAATGCTCATCGAGGCAGCGTAGAACTCGGCAGGGTAGTAAGTTTTGAGCCACATTGCCCAATAGCTAATGATTGTGTATTCAACCGAGTGACTCAGGTTAAAGGCATAAGCAGCGAAGCCTTCAATCTTGTCAAAGAGAATATTGGCATGAATGGGGTCCATGTCGCTC